GTGGGGGTCGTAATCGTAGTATAGCACACTACCTTGCGCTCATGATAAATCCTAATCCCTGCGGCTCAAACTCTTTAGTTGAAACTCGTCAAGTATTTGATTCTGAACGAACTGTGCAGATATGTGACACTTCTTATCGAAGCCTGGATCAGTTCTAGTGAACTGTGCAGAGATTAACTCGTCTCGCTTATCCTCAAAGTATTCGTAGAACGCACGACCATACTCCGGGTTGTCCCGAAGTAGTTTAATTACGTCTGCTATTGTCTTCTTAGTTTCCTTACTCATTCATGCCTTGTGTTACTGTGCCACCCATCTGGGCGGGTTGCGCTCCAACCTTGCCGATCTCAGCGTTCTGTAGTTGCTGTAGTTGGAAGGTCAGTTGTTTCTCATACTCGGCAAGTAGGAATTGGAATTGTGGCTTAGACTGTAACTCCATAGCACCCGTCTGTGACTGCTTGTAGTCTTGGACAATCTGAAGTCTAGCTTGACCTGCATTCTGTGGTGCGCCAACAGGTATGCCAGCAGCCATCTTAGCAATGTCGTTAGTTGTCTCATTGACAATCTTAGCAGAACCCTGCTCGGTTGGCATAAGAACTAGGTCGGCTAGTGTGGGATCAAGGGCAGATAGTGCCATATCCGTAATAGCCTCAGAGTTAACACGACCACCTTGGTCGTTTTGTAGGACTTGGTATAAACCTGCTAACATCTTCTCAACCTTTTCTGGGTCATCGTAAGTGGAGTTAAAGCTCACAGTAATGTCCATCTCGCCCTCGTCTTCCTTCTTGGTGAACTGGACTGGCTCTGGATTACCTGTGACACGTAGGAATAGTTCCTCTGGGCCATCTAGTTTCCATGTCTCGTAGGTCATCTTCAACACGTTCTGGACGTGCGATAGGTATTGACCGATGTTGTGCTGTTGTAGCTGGACACTTAGAGGGTCGTTAGGGTCTTGCCCTGCAATCTGATTAGCCTCATCTACTAGTAACTTCTCTAGGTTGAGGTTAGGTGCAAAGCTAGATGGTCGATCAATATACTCTGGCTTACGTCCTGTAGGCCCACTGATCACGGCACCAGGCCCCATACCAGAAGCATCTACACCTGCTGGTGCCCAGATAGTTGGGCTAATGCTCCAACCAGACTCGTCCATGTAACTGTCACGTAGGGTCTTTTGGTTCTTCTGTGGCGCACGTAGTAGCTCTGGAAGTGTAATACCATCGTATAGTGTCTTACCTAGTGAGGTCTTGGTAATGACGACAGGGTAGTTCTTACGACCACTCAGTAGCACACGTTTGGCTACATTGGGTGTTCCTACTTGTTCTGTCATCTCTGGACACCACACGGTTAGGTAGATGCCTTCAGCGTTGTCAGAGTCGTCTATGAGACGTTCAAATGTTAGGGCAACCTCGATTGTATCCCTAGCTCGCTCGTTAGTAATACGAGCAATACGACCAATGCGGCGGTAGCTCTGGACGCTGTTGGGGTTGTAGAACTTGCTTTGGTCAATACCACGATGGTTTTCAATGACGTAGTTAGCCCACTCCTCGTCCCAGCCTTCAGAGCTAACACGATTTAATAGTTCTTGCGCTGACATCAGCATCCGAATGTGGATACGTGGTGCGTCTTGGTAGTTTACCGTATAAGCAGGTAGGATAACGTCAGCATCTGGCATAAGCGTCCGAACGTCTGCCTCGGAGTTTTCCTTAACCGTGACAGGTATCTCTGCTACACCAGACTTACGCAGTTGTCGTAGAGCCTTCTTGACTCGTGCTTCGTTAAGTTCCCAACCTTCTACGCTATTGAAAAGCTCCATGGCTTCATCAACTCGGTCTTCGTCCATCCAAATCTCTGCTAGCTCCGGTAGGGTCTCAGCAATCTGGTCAATGTCAAATAGCTTGAGGTAGCTTTGCTTCTTAGCCCTCCAGCCGCAGTAGGTAACCATCAGCCCCGTCTCGTCACCGTAGTAACCAGATAGCTCCATCTCTTGTTGAAAGTTAGGGATACCATTGTCTCGTAGCCAACGTAAGAACACAGATACCTCTGTTGAACGATCTACGTCAGAAGACTCACGTGGGTATGCCCGGATGGTGGACTTACGTAGGGCGTTGGTGCGTAGAGCATCGTTATTACGAATCTTCTGCTTTACCAAGAACACCTCAGTGTCACTTGCCCCTTCATGTGGGAATGCGCCCTCACCTTTCTTGAGGTCAGAGGACTTGCCTTCCCATGCGCAGTTAATGACGTCTCGGTTCTTTTCGCATCGGTCTACGTATGCACGTAGGTCATCGACGTCGTCATTATACGTCTGCTTGAAATTGTCAAAATCGAAGTCCTCCGAGAAATAGATTTCGGGTTCATCCGAACGGTCGGAGTATGATTGTGCCATTGTCGTCATTGTATCATATTACCTTGCGCTCAAGCTTTTTCTCATTTTAGATAAAATGGGATAGATGTGATTGTCGTTCACACCTAGAGCATCGCACAACTGATTTGATGTCATTGGTTCTACTGATCCTGATAGTTCTTTCTTTACGCATTCGATCTTAGACCAATATGCGGAATGCCTAGATACAAACCCAGAATTTACGTCTTCCTGTCGTGTATCGACCATATCTACTTAATCCACTTGTAAAAGAACTCTCCGTCCTCTGAACCACGCTCTGCCTTGTGGATGGTGCGAGGATTGTCCAGAACGGGCTTGCGATTCTTGGGCACCCCTACCCTCACCTTAACCTTTCTCTCCAAATCCTTGGCAAATATGAAGCGTGGATTAGCTGTTTTAAGTGGTAGCACTTGCACCTTTACAATGTCCACCGTAGCCGTCTCAATAGCCTCCATCTCTTTCTCGAAGAAAGCTAGTATCTTCTTGACCCCAGAGGGCAGGATGTCTTTGCCATCCATGTCGGACTCATTACACACTTCCTTACGCACACGTCCAATGTGCATTGCGGTCTTACCTAGTTGTTCTGCTAGTTCTTTTGGTTTCATAATTTAGTATCCTCCTGTAGTTCGTCTGATAACTCCTATAGATTGAGAGTCGTAGTGTTCTGGCCCTTCTCCATGGTTCGCCATACGCAAGTAACGGAGGGCATCGATAAAGTCCTTGAGTGGTTCGTCCTTCTTGCCTTGCGCCCCGTAGTTTAAGATGGAGTATATGAGGTTGCCACAGGACTCGTGTATCTGTATGATTGGTCTGTTGGCTGCGTCTATCTCGGCATTTGGGTTATACTTGAACCACTCGTCTAGTGCGGCTAGCCCCATGTTCTCGTTCCTACCATCTGACGGCACAAAGTGCATATCGTGGTCTGCAAACTGGTCAAATAGGTCAATGTTGTCGTCATTCTCACTAGCAAAGAAGCGGGAGTCTCCAATGCGCTCAAAGACACCAACATCTAGTTCTTCCTCTACTTCGTCAAATAACTCTACATACCCCCTTACGTCATGCCCAATCTTCTTAGAAGCAGGGCCAAACTTCCACTTGGGATCACCAAACTCTGCCCAGCGTCCATGTGTCTGCTCATCAGGCCACTCTCGTAGCACAGTCACATAGCCATGTTGGTCTACTGCTGCCCATATGGACACATAGTTCCTTGCACCAGCGGGGTCAACCACCTGGTATATGGTGTGTGTCTCTGGGCTTAGGTCGGGTAGCTCTGAGCAAACGTGGACATTTGTGCTAAATAGCGGGAACAAGGTGGTCATTGACTTGACCGGGATGCCGTATGCACGGGTAAGTATCTGCTCCCTAGGGCTATGTTGTAGCTCTTTCCTAATGCGCTCATAGCCACCGAAGGGGTTCAAGGCACTATGGAAGTAGACAATACCAGCGTCCTTCTTGTGATTGACTTGGACAAAGGGAACGTCCTCGTTGTTTAGTAGCTCTGCCTTTCTCGTCTGCAATGTCTCCGCATCTTTTAGGTATGAGGCTACGAAGGGTGTGTGACCATCAATAGGGGTAAAGCTAATGAGCAACTTAGAGTTACGTGTAGCCAAACGGAAGCGCATGGTTTCGACCAAGTCTCCGTCCTCTAGGTATTCATCAAGCCACAGACCAAGGTTGTGCCACTTTGGTGTCTTACTCCCTAGTTCCAAGCCCTCAAACTTACCACGGTTGGCTATGAACTGAGAGTAAGTGTGGAAGTAAACGGTTGAGCCATTCGGTAGAATGAAGGATGCACCAGTAAACCCGTTCTTGTGGGTGAAGTTTAAATACTCCATCTCCGACTTCGACTTCTTCTTGAACTCTGGAGGTAGATAGCGGAATACGGCTCGTTGTTGTATACGCACAGATGCATCAGCATCCTGAGCAAAGCACACAATCTCAGAGTTAGGGTTAGACAACGCTGCTTTGACCACAGCCCTAGAGCTAAATTCTGTCTTTGAACTACGATTGCCACCATAGATCATAGTAGTTGAGTAGTTACCTAGGCTATGCTCTGCGTGTTCCCAAGGCTCTAGGGTAAACCCAGAGTTCAAGGGGTCTTCCTCTGATGCCTCAATACGCTTGTGATACTGCTTGTGCCATTGCTTTAGTAGCTCCTTGTCCGCTTGAGACCCATTCGCAAGTAGGAGTATCTCTTCGTCTGTAGGACGTTCGACGATGGGGTGGTTAGACCATTCTAGCTCAGCCATATTTTAAATATCCTTAGCTACCTCCGCATCAATGGCCGTAGCCCTCATTTGCTTCAACCGTTCTCTAGCTGCTGAAGCTGTGTCTTCGATGTCAGCGTCAGTGATAACCTTCTCTTCCCTGGTGATCTGAGAAGCCTCACCACGTGCCGTCATGCTTTGCCTATGACTTACCTCAAGAATCTTGTTCTTCGCTTGTAGAGCCTTAGAGAGGGCTTCAACGGCCTTCCAGTCTTCCTCTGCCTCTGCCCTAGCGATACGTTCCATCGTGTCACTTAGACCCTCTGAGGTGTCCATATAGATGCCACCACTAATCTTACCCCCCTCTTCCTTCCAGTCACCAATGTGGTCGCACCAGTCTGACTTCAACCTATACACCGTGCTAGTAGCACAACCAGTAAGTTCTAGTATCTTCTTACCACTTGTCCCAACCGCCAGCAGCATTAAGACCTCTTGAGCCTTAGCGGGGTTACAGACGGTCAACGGGGGTCTACCACTACCACTAGGCTCCCAAGCCTTTACAAAGGCATTGACGGACTCAGAGATGGAGTTTGATAGGTTAGCTAAAGTTTGTTGGTTTTCTTCACTCATCGTTGTATTCTGGCTTTTGCAATTTTGTAGTATTCCTCGTCAAGTTCACAGCCTACAAAGCTGAAGCCTTCCTTGACTGCAGCCTTGCCCGTTGATCCGCTACCCATATAAGGGTCTAGGACAACGCCACCCGTAGGGGTGATGAGGCGACATAGGTATTGCATAAGGGCTGTTGGTTTTACTGTGGGGTGGGTGTTCTTGCGCATAGGATGATTGGGGGGTCTATCCTCCCGATATTCCTTGCCCGTCATCGCGCCTGCTTGCTTCTCCTCAAACCCCTCAAGCCCCTCGTCGCGATCCTTCTTGCTTGCTTTGGGGCAGTAGAAGAAGCGGGCGGTGGAGTCCTTATTAGTCTCAGGGAACAACTCAAGAACCTGCTGGCTCCCGTCGTGGATTAGGTTGGCTGGGAAGCGTCCTGCTTTAACGTCCCACACTTCTTCCCTTGGCATATCTTGGTATTTGCCACTTGATTTTCCGCCGAGAGGAGGTTTTCCCTTATATCTATCACCTCTACTCGTATCAGTCCCCACCCGACACCCATCAATGTTAATCCCACCTGTTCCCCACTTGAGGACATTAGCGGCCACCGTCTTTTCCGAGAGAGGCTTACGGCATAGCGTGAAGAACTCACAGGCTGGCTTTAGGGCTGTTCCCCAGCCGTCCCATTGCTTTGCTTCTTCGGTGGCGGGTGTGGTGATGCTGACCTCAAAGCCTGCTGACGCTATTCTGTCTGGTGAGTTTATCCCGCCGTTGTCTGCGGCTAAAAACTGTGGTTTCCCTGGCCCTCGCTTGCTCCCCACCACCTCACGCTCTGCACCTGCCGCTCGGTCGATTGCCTTGCTGACATTCAAAGACTTCGGGAAGCCTGAGCCGTAAATCCATGACACCACGTCACGAATCTCAAACCCAGCGTCCTCAATGTTCACAACCATTCGGTGCTGTGTCCGTGTTCCGCAAGCAATCAAAGCGTGACCTCCGTGCTTCAGGACACGCATAGCTTCCTTCCACACATCCACCTTGGGAACGTCGTAGTCCCACTTCTTAGCCATGAAGCTAATGCCGTAGGGTGGGTCGGTCACAATGCTGTCCACGCTGTTGTCTGGTAGTTGCTTCATCTGCTCTAAGCAGTCTCCTTGTAGCAAGTTTATTGTAATATCACTCATCGTGTGTTGTTATGTCCTTCGCCCACTCCCTCATACGTTCAGTGAACAAATCCTTGTTGTTAATCTTTCCAAATTTAGCTGGTAATGCCTCATTTGCATGGTGCATCATATACCACTCCATAAAGGAAGCATAGAACCTACGGGTTGTAGCCTCAGCAGGTTGCTCTGTCTTCTTAGCCTTCATTTACCAGTTCCTTCCCCATACACTATACGAGTTTTAACAAAACCCTTCTTACCCTCCGTCCCCTTGGTCTTACCAGACCATTTAATCTGAGACCAGTTCTTACCCAACCTCTCGTCGTCCCGATTCAGTTGCCTTGGTTGTGAGCCTTTAGTTGACATAGCACAATCCATATCACACTTTCCCCACTTTGTCAACCCCCCAACTGTGACACAACTGTGACACCCTGTCACACCAACTGTGACACCCTGTCCCATATCCTGTCACACCTAATATACCCCAAATCCCCTAAACCCTTCATTACCATACCATAACAAAGAGACGGTCAAATTGGCACGATTCCTGCTAGACTATATACGTAGACACAGAACAACCATCGGAGCAAGCGTATAAGCCCAAGTCCTATAGTCCCCCACTTTGAGTTGTAAAAATACGGGTAGGCATAGAGGAGTCCTAACGGACGTAAACGAACAGTGTTCTGACGAACGGTGTCCCTAATGCTTAGAGGTTGGATAGCCCTGATGACGCCATGCAAGCTAGCCATAAAATATTATCAACGATATAGTGTATATTGACTTAACTACCTCGCACTCCTAGTAATCTCTGATTGCTTCTTTCGTAACTCGTTGATATCAGCCCATGGGGCGAAGCTGTGTCTACGCATAAGCTCCTAACGTATTAAGGGACTCACAGGAATATATTTTTTTAGAGGGCGTGGGATATATACAGTAACTAGAGCGTAGCTTGCTTAGCTGACCCCCTCCCCCTTGTTTGTCTCGCTGGTTTGTCTCGCTGGTCTGTCTGCCGGTCTGCCTGGCTGATCTGTCTTGCAGTTCAACAGCTTGTCAGTTCACCAGCTTGGCAGTTCACCGGCTTGGCAATCGCCGGCTCGCGTAGACCTCTTTTATTCTTTGTTGGGGGGATGCATCTTGCGACCTAATTATAGAGCCCACATCTTGCGACCAGTTTATGTGACTAGCATTCTTGCCCCTTGTATTGATAAGCTTATACCGTGGCCTATTCTATGGTAAAAAGAAAAAGCAAAGATTTATTAAAAAAGGTGTTGACATACTTTGATCGTCTGTCTTATGGTGTTTGTATCGCAAGCAAATCCGCAAAGCGAAAACTAAACTAAACCAAGGAAAACAAAATGAAAGCCACACTGGAACAATGGAAAAACGAAATGTTAGAAAAAGCCGCGCACATGGGTTGCAATAGGTATGAGCTAAAAACAGAAAGCAACGGCACTGTAAAAATTCACACACTGCGAATGCTTAAAAACAAAACCGAAAGGGATTCGTTTACAATGGTTGAGTTTTGCTAGTAATAGACAACCCTTCAACCCTTACCCGCCTTTGCCTTGTGCATCGTGCGGGTTTTGGGGTAGGCGAATGAATCGCCGAACTAAACTAAACCAAGGAAAAAATAACTAAACTAAATCATGAATAAATACAATCCTTCCAACGCCTGGGCTTTTGAAGTTTACGGCCCTTTCTCTTACGTCATTGCATCTTTCGCTATAAATGATGAAGAAACGCATCACGCTGCAGCCGAAAAAGCGCGAAAGCTTTGTTTTCAACTCAACAAAGAGGGCAAGCGCGCCTGGATTCGCCTTAAAAACTAAAAGCGCAAACCCTTCAACCCTTGTGGCCGCCTTCTCAATTGAGTCGCGCGGCCTTTGGGGTAGGCGAATGAATCGCCGAACTAAACTAAACCATAAACAAAGGAAAACAAAATGATCGATCTAACATACAAGACAGACGGCCTGAGTGCTACTTTCTATGTAAACAGCAACGCCGGCCTGAGTGCTTACAAAACGCTCGTTGAAACAATAGGAAGTGCAACGGTGCATCTGAGCCAATTAGACAGCACTTTATATCAGCTTAAACAAGCGGGCTATAAGACAAGGCGCACGCCTAACAAGGCGCAATCAAGTGACGAATCATTCAATGCAAGTGACGCGGCTTTACTCGAAAAGCTTTTGGCGTAAACTTTACCCTTGCAATTGATAAAAGACAAAGAGAAAAGACAACCGGCGCAAATGCCAAAAACTAAAACCATAAACAAAATACTAAACATGAAAACAAAATTCGAAACAATACAAAGCAAAATTGAAACCATAGCAAGCGAACGATCGGCATGGGCGCGAGGCGTGAAAGATTACGCCCTTGAACTAATGGAAAACCTAGAGAACAATCCTAGCCTTATTGATGAATTCAATGACGGTATGCCAATTAGAGAGAAAGACCTTTTAAGTGGGGCTTCCGACTGGGTTGCTTATAGCTACGGAGGCTGTTCTAGTATTTATAATCAAGACATTGCCGAAAGGCTTTGCACGCCTAGCGAGCTAAAGAAAGCGCGGCAAGGCGAGCGCAACCCAAACGCCAATGAGGATTGGCTGCAATGCCAGGCGCGTGCATTGGGGCAAGCTTGCCGCCTTGTATTGCTTGCGGCTAAGTTAGCATAAAACCTAGCAAAGCAAAGCAAATCACCCTTGCGCCCTGCGTTCCCTATACGGGGCGCGGGGTTTCGAGGTAGGTGAAGACACCTAAAAACAAACAAAACGCCCTCAGGGGGCATTCAAACGCCATTAAACGGCATTCAAACCAATAAACAAACCATGAAAATTCAAGACATAGTAAATCAAATCAATCAAGGCGATTCTGTCGACTTCGAAGCATCAAACGGCGATTCTGTCGAGGTATGGGAAAGCAAGTTCGGCTTCAACCTTATGCTCAATGGCAAAGTCATAAAGAGTTGCGAACGGTTCGCCCACATAGCAAGGCACTTAAAGCTAAAGTCATTGATAGAAGCCTAAACCATCAAACCAATAAACAAACATGAAAACGAAACAATTGATATTAGCACTTGCACTTGGCCTAGTTTCAAACCTGTCCGGCAATGCCTCTGAAATCGTCGCAGCAACCCTTATCCTGGAAGCGGGCGGTGAGTATTCAACTGGCTCAATGGAAGCCGTCAATGAAGTTATAAGGAACCGTGCGGCCAAGCGCAAGCTTACGACCCGGCAAGTGTGCTTGCAACGTAAACAGTTCAGTTGCTGGAACAGCGGAAGGATTGAGCAGTTGCTAGCCAAAGCAAAGCGGCACCCACGATTCAATGAGGCCCTAGCCATTGTAAACGGGAAGCCTACGAATTATACTGGCGGGGCAGATCACTACCACGCAGACTACTGCAATCCATATTGGGCAAGCTCGATGAAAAAGACTTGCATTATAGGCAAACATATCTTCTATAAGTAAAAACAAACCATGAAAAGACTGACAGACAATCAAATCCTAGCAATCTGCACGGTTGCAAGCACGCTCACAGCAATCATATGCGCCATTTATGGCCTCTACAGGTTGCAACTCTAACCCAACGACAAACAATGAAAATCATTATTATATTATACATCGCAGCTTCGGCCCTTGCGCTGGGCTTTCTAAGTCACGACTTGAACCGGGCAGAAAGTAACATTGAGATACTGGCCAAAGTGATAAAGAATCACGAAGACAGCCTATCGGACCATCGAACCGTCATTTTAGGTCTTTTGGACAAGCGCAACAACTCATTCATGTAAACAGCAAATGCAAGACATTACCGAACGTTTAAACCTAGCGAAAATCCTAATCAGAAACACGCTAGCATCTCACCAGGGAACACCGGAAACGGCTGTGACATATGCAGTCAGGCAATTAGACTTGCCGCCGGACGTTTCACATTCTCTCATTCAATACGCCAACCAATTAAACAAATAATGAACACACTAGACATAGCAGGAAATCAAAGCCAAGTATCAAGCTGCATGGGCTTCTTAGCCTCAGGGGCAGCCCGGGACGCATACCATAGGCTTCTAAAGGAAAGCACAGCAGGGCAGAGCAAGGGCGAGCAACGCAAGGCCGTTTTTGTTCGCCATACTAAAGCAGATCGCAAGCGCATGGCCAAAGCGGCGGCGGAAAGGGTAAACAATGGGGAGTCATGGCAACACGTTGCCGCCGGCTATCCTTTGAGCGCAGACTCTATCAGGCGCAACGCAGTTGCCTTTGGATACTATAAGCCAAGGCAAAAGGCAAGTGAGATGGAAGCGCAACGTGCAATCTACGACCAGCAAGCGCAAGAAGTGCTTGAGCTAGCTGTCGACGGCGTCACACAAGCGCAAGCAATGGCCAAGGTGGGCATAAGCGAAAACGCATTTTACCAAGCAATAGAAAGGGCAAAGCGATAATGACGGGAAGCATGATAGCAAGCGCAGTTCGATATATGGAAAGCATCAAGGATAAGGTGCCGCCAGCATACGAGGAGGCAATCACCGTCAAGCCCGGCACGACCCATCTGAAAACTTTAGGTCTCGACCCTCACAAAATGGTCAAGGATGTGAATAAGCTGAAGGCAAAGGGGATGACGGTAAAGGATGCTTGCGAGCAAGTCGGCATGACTAGGGCGCAATACTACAAAACTAAGAAAGGAATCACAAACAAGAAATGAAAACCATACAGCAATACCGAAAGGACAACCCGCACCTGTCAGAAGAGCAGATGCACTCTGCTTACCACGTGACAGAGATTGATGCGCCTGAGTTCGCCGTGAGCGGCTTCACGCTCATTGCGCCCGGTAGGTGTCTCGCTATCCATGGAAGCGGCAATATAGCCCCTTTACGGCTCAAGGGGAGCTATGGTGACGCGAGCGCAAGGTAGTGTGTTATAATGCTTGACAAGTTTAAGAAACTTATTTAATACATTCAATCATAGCAGCAATGCTACCGTGTCGCGACGGATCAGACCAATTTGCCGCTTGTTTCTACAAGCATTTTAAGGCCTCTTCTAGCGCGACATGGAAGGGGTCTTTTTTTATGCCCATACAGTCAGGACATGCAACAAGGTTCACGTTTTCGGAGTAGCACGATAAACCGAAGTTAGCGAAAGCTAAAGCGATCCATAACCAAAAGACGTAGAGTTTAACCATCCGAAAGGACAGGAAAAGCTATCCCGCTCTCTACGCAGGGGAAACCTAGACGAAGCTCTAACGGCCATCGACACTGGAGACTAGGATACGCTGATACCCTCTTAGTAACGTTTACCGAAACGAGGACTTTCCGGCAATGAGATTTAAGACCTCATCAAAGTGACCTCACCCTCGCTTATAGGGGAAACCGTATCTAAAGATAACAAGCCTCGAACTGGAGACGAAATCAAATGCACGTATATATTATTGAATGTGGCGAATACCACAAAATAGGACTAGCCGACAGGCCGGAACGAAGGATAAAAGACCTACAAGTTGGAAACCCTACAAAGTTGAAGCTAGTCCATTCGGTTCGTTACAAAACAAGGCAGCACGCAAGGGGCGTAGAGCAACTAATGCACATTAAGTTAAAGGCCAACCAAAAACAAGGGGAGTGGTTTTCTGGATCATTAGAATCAATAATACAGGCACTAGGGGAAGTGGAAGATGAGTTCCACATGAAGGGCAGCAAGCAAAACTTAGGACGCAAAAAGTTTGCTTGCAAGACCAAGAGAGATATTAAGCGCAGGGAGCTATATCGGAGCATATCAAAATCCACGGACAAGCACGTAACCATCGACAGGCGCAACCTACTTCTTCTGCTAACCAAGGGCATAGGGCTTCCAAAATCAGTAGCCGATGTGCTGGAGATACCAATGAAAGGGAACAAGGGTTGGAAGAAAAGAGTCATAGGATTCAAGATGCCCAGAGAGGTGTTCTTGGCTAACTGCGACCCTTCAATTAAATAAGGATTCCAATGGGTGAAACTATGTCTGGACAACAGGACTCACCGATTTGATTGAGACCAAGGGACCAAAGTTTCTTTAGAAACTAGGACGTTTCTTCTTGACCATACAAATAACTTGCCCTAAATCTTAATTCATCCACCATACAAGACCAATAAAACAAAGAAACACCATGAAAAAACTAAGTGAAACATATAAAGAACTAGAGATTGCATTTAGCTTTCCTATCAGGATTAAAGATGCCAATGGTAACTTGACTTACTTCGAGAACAGTGATGGCTTCTGGTGTAGGTATGAGCGTGATGCCGGCGGTTACGTGACTTACTTCGAGAACAGTGATGGCTTCTGGTGTAGGTATGAGCGTGATGCCGGCGGTTACGTGACTTACTTAGAGGACAGTAATGGCTTCTGGTGTAAGTATGAGTATGATGCCAAAGGTAACGAGACTTACTACGAGAACAGTGATGGCAAAAAGCAAGGAACTCCACGCTCAGCCAAGACCTGTGACGGTAAAGTCGTAGTAGTCGATGGAACTAAATACAAACTTCAAGCATTATGAAAACAATACCAACAAAAGTAAGCATCCAGTCCGCTAATCCTGACTGGAACCCAATTTTCAATAGCATTCAAGTTGGCCCCAATGACGAGGCCGCTGGATCTTTTCTGACCATCTACGGAAATGATACGCAAAACAACAAAGATTTTACTTGACCATACATAAATAACCCTATGGATTGACCATAGTTCTTTCAAATTTTCATTGTGCCCCATTAGTTTAACGGGTAAAACACCAGCGCAAATCGATATAAGCCGACTAGTAGGCCACTAGTTGGGATCGATGAGCTTAATGTTGGAGATGCGGGTTCAAATCCCGTATGGGACTGCTCTTTCTGTAGATGCGAAAGCATTGAACAACGAGGCGACAGAACGCGCCTACAACCTTCGGGAGAGAGAAAGAGGTAAGCACAATAATGAAACTAACTAATCCTAAAACAAAACTATGAACTTAAAAACAAATACCAAAACCGCCCTCATTGATCTTGAACTTATCTCTTACTCCCATGCGGCTAAGGCTGAGTCAACCGGCACGGGTCTCAAAAGCCTTGTCGAGATGGTAGAGTTTACCATACAAAGTGTGGTCTCTGCTTGCCGCGCACAGAAGCATTACCTGGTGGTGTCGGGACGCAACAACTTCCGCAAGGTTTTATATCCAGACTACAAAGCCGGGAGACGTGAGAAGCCACCTCTCTATGCCCCATTGATGGACAAGCTCAAGGAGTTGAATGCTTCTCGCTGGTGCAAGCACGACCAACTGGAGGCGGATGATCTGCTTGGTATCATGCTCACCAACGGACGGGTTGAAAACCCAATCCTTTGCAGCATAGATAAAGATTTACTTGGTGTTCCCGGATGGCACTACAACTGGAACAAGGACGACTGGCCTCGTGAGGTTACGAAGGGTGAGGCAGACCACCATTGGTTGGTTCAGTTGCTCATGGGAGATTCAACCGACAACATTGAGGGGATGAAGGGTATTGGTATTGCTAAGGCTGAGAAGTTGGTTGCCGCCTACTATGAGAAGACGGGGGTCATGGACGCACCCGTTGCATCAGCAAAAGAAATTTACGAATCCGAAGGTTTTAGTCTTGACGCATATACGAAGTGCCTCATGCTCGCCTCTATCTGGAGGTCACCAATGCCACCAGAGCTTTTAGAAAACGAACTTATCTCGGAGGTGGTGAAGACCATTCCGAGCCTATAAACCAAACCAAACATAAACATGAACAAACAAGACACACACAGAACACCAAGGCGCGAACGCACACAGCTGGAGCAAGACTTCAGGGACAAAGCTGCAAACAACTTCTACACTTCTAGGAAGTGTGACAACACTTACTCCGAAGCCCTATACCGTGGTCAGTATATAGCCAACAAGTGGGCAGCAGTTAGCGTTCGCACCGCCCACCGCTATGGTTATATGCAAGACATGACCGAAGAGCCTTGCCCATTGACAGCTGAAGCAAAGGATGAAAGCTACGCCAAGAAACTTATGAGAGGCTATGATGCCCTTGAGGAACTCAACAAAGTTTCACTATAAACCAAAACATAAAACAAAACATAAACATGATTATCAGAACAGCAACCTACCCTTACGGCCCCGCCAACAAGATGGACGGAGACACCCTTGTCCAACGTCTACAAGTTGTCGCAGGACGACCACGCTTCGTAGATGACTACGTCGGCTCACTATGTGACGGAGATGAATACTGGATTCCGGGTGTCCACATGAAGCCTGGAAGACGCACGGGGGATCAGCTCCTTTCGTGGATGACAGACAATGGCATAGACTCTGAGTTTGAGTATGACACAGACATGATGCCAGAGTCTGTTGTCCTATACAACAAGCACGGCCAGACGCTCGTGACCTACCCATACGGCGAAGCTTGTGTGCGTGAAGCTTGCGAGTTCGTAATGGATCAAGAAGAACGCGACAACAGCTAGTATGCCCAGCTCTAAGAACACTCAGCCGCACTCACTTGAGTCGGAGACTGTTGTCCTTGCGTCTTGTCTTCTATCTGAAGATGGATCCGTCTATGACGAAGTGTCGCAGGTCATTCAGCCCTCTGATTTTTACGTCACCCGCAACTCTACAATCTTCTCGACCATAGGGGAGATTGTGGGGAAGGGGTTGGAGTTGTCCGACATCACACTACTAGAGCAGTTGCGCTCCAATGGTGATGAAAAGGAAGTTGGTGGTATCAGCACCATCTATACAATCCAGGAAGCCTGTGAGACCTCAACCCACGCCACGTATGCCGCCAAAATAGTGAAGGAGAAGTCCAAGCTTCGCCAGACCATCCGTCATTGCCGCCTCGCCATTGAGGAAGCAGAGGAAGGGGAGGAAGAGGCAGACTCTGTGACATCTAAGCTAGAAGCCGCCCTGCAGTCCCTACAAGACGTTGATGACGGCAAGGGGGACGGGAGTATCAGAAGTGCCGCAGAAGCCCTCAGAGAGGACTACAAGGCCATGGTGAGTGGAACCTATGAGGTCTCTGCCATGCCCACTCGTATAGCACAGGTAGACGAGAAACTTAGCTGTGGTGGTGTCGCCAACGGAGAGGTGATGGTCATTGCCGCACCCACCTCCTGTGGTAAGACTGCCCTCGCCCTCAACATTGTCTTGCAGAATGCTGTCACACATAACACGCCCGGTCTATACTTCTCATTTGAGATGCAAGCAAAGTCCTTGGCTAATCGTATGATTCAAACCTGTGCCGCCGTCCCTCTCAAGCGATTGCACGATGGGATGATGAAACCAGAACACCAGAAGCGCGTCTGGGAAGCAACGGACAAGATGGCCGAGGCTCCCATCTTCACCAATCACTATGTGAAAAGTGTGGATGAACTTCGTGCTAAAGCTCGGATGTATAAGCGTAAGCACAAGATTGAGTGGATTGTCATAGACTACCTCCAGCTTGTGCCTTGGGATCGTAAGATGAAAAAGAACGACGGCATTGCTGAGGTCTCACACCAAGTGAAACTGATGGCGATGGAGTTGGACGTTCCTGTGTTCCTGCTAGCACAAGTTAATCGTGAGGGAGCCAAGCGTGAGTCTGGTCTCACCTTGTATGACCTCAAGGATTCTGGTGACATTGAGAATGACTCCGACATCATCTTACTTCTATGGCCTGATGGCAAGGATGTGGATGAGGCTAGGAGATCAGACGCAGAGCATGGGTCTTACGTTTCATTGAAGTATAACATAGCCAAGCAGAGGGAGGGAGCACGAGACGTGAAAGGTAAGTTCATCTTTAAGAACCACATAGGACGTTTTCATTAATGCCCTGCTACAAGATTACATACACCCGAATGGATATGCCCTCACCTTGCTCTGCACTTAAAACAGCACACACCCAGGAGGAAGCAATTAAATGCTTGACTACTGGTAGCAAGACTAAAGGATACAAGTTGAAGAAGACGAACGTCCCAATCACCATTACCAACATAACAGAACTATGACAACAGACCTAGACGAAGCACGACAATACGCAGACACAATGCTTGAAGCCCTGGACGTAATGGGGCGAGCAATGTATTTTTGCTTAAACCATCCCAACTCTCCAGAGTTCAAGGAACACCGCAAGCTCCTCATCGGAGCGCACGAACGTATGGGTAAAGATACTACCGATATGCTAGCGCAACTTGACATTCCAGAACCTCCGTATGAGCCAACCAAGGAAGAGTTAGCACAACATGGCTAGGGGTGAAATCAATCCAGTCTTGGGTATGACGGAGGGTAGGTTCCGGACTATGGTTAAGTCTGCCCTTCGTCCTTGCTGGCGTAACTCTTCTCGCAAGACCTTCATCCAATCCGTTCGCACACGTGGCATCAACCCAGCTACAGGTAGAGAACGCTTTGTCGTGGTCTGCGTAGACTGCGGCAAGGAGATGGGGATCACAGAGAAGGAGAGGCGCAAGAAGTTAGATGGAACTCTGGAGAAGCGGGCTAAGATCGTCTATGAGATTGACCACGTCGATGGTATCACACCACTTACCAATGTTCAAACCCTAGAGTCCTTAACCCCACACTTCAGGGACATGATCTACGGCAAACAAGAAGTGGTATGTGTAGCCTGTCACAAAGTTCGCACAGCAAATCAAAGGAAAAATAAATCAAAATAACCATTGACATACCTAAGCCAAGTCCATAGAACCTTAACTAACATCATCAACCAATACAATAATATGAGTAGAACAAGAAATACATCAACCGGGGGTGGTTCATCCAACCCTGCCGCTAAATACCTAGAGTGGGACACGCAGTCTGGTGACTGGAAATACTGGGACAAAGAAGCAAGCACAGAGAAGCACCTGCCCATCTCGACAGCTTTCATCGTCCTGGATCAACTCAACACAGTGAAAGGCTTCCTAGAAGCCAAGCAGACTGGCATCTGGTCTAACGAAGTTCGTGCCGTAGGTGACAAGCTTATTGTTCGCAACAAGGACGGCATCGTAGCTACTGGTGCATGGTCAGACGTTAAGGCTACCCAAGGAGCCAAGTTTACTAAGTCTATCTATGCCATGGCTAAGACAGGCTCAGACGACTACGAGCTAATCAACTTTCAAGTTAAGGGTGCTGCCCTCACCGCTTGGATTGAGTTCGTCGATAGCCTCGGTGGTGACAGCGGTCTATACAGCGACACAGTTGTTGCCATCAAGGAAGCAACAGACGAGAAGAAGGGTGCCGTGAAGTTCAAGAAACCTCTATTCTCTGTAGTTAGCAACACCTTGTCCGACGAAGCTGCCGCCCGCGCAGATTACTACGACAACCTCCTGCAAGACTACCTCGACGGATACCTAGGAGTAGCGTCCAAGGAGCCAGACACCGAGGATTCTGGTAATAGTGGTTCGGAAGACTTTGGCACATCTGAGCCAACCCCAGAGCCAGAGCTAGTTGAAGCCCCGTTTTAACTGCCAACCCTTGTCCTAACTAAGAACCCCAAAACGCAAGGCGGGGGAGCCGCAAGTAAACGCTCCCTCGCCCACCACAATGATATGACAGAAATCAAAGACACTAATCCGAAGGACAGAGTTGGCATACGCAAGGCTCCAATGTCTGGTCTACCAGCACCAGTTCTTATGGAATGTGGCTTGGTTAAATTACACGGAGACTTAAAGTATGGTGCTTACAACTGGCGTGAAGTTGGCGTTAGGGCATCAGTTTATTACGATGCCTTCTTTCGGCACATCGAGGCTTGGTATGAGGGCGAAGACTTAGACCCAGACTCTGGGGAGCATCACATAGCTCACGCTATTACGGGGCTAATGGTTCTTCGTGACTCTCAAATTTTTGGTAACTGGGTTGATGACAGACCAATCTCACACAAACCAGGGTGGATACAAGACATGAACGAACGTGCCTCCGCAATGATTGATAAATCTAAATAAATATGAACGATAAAGCATTAACTAAATACCGCCAGGTGACAGGTGCTTGCGCCCGGTTCATCGAACGCCAACAACGCAACGAACTAACAGAGGACGAGGCTCAAACCTTAATCAACGACAGCAAGGCCAACAGATCAGAGAGTGACTGGCAAGCCATCAAAGACTTTCAAGATGAGTGCCGCAGAACTGTTTACAAGTGCATCAAGAAGGGCTTGATCCAACCAGCAACTGACTACGTCACTAGCCACCCAACCCTATGAAATATAGATACACGTTAGAGATGGACAACGAGAAGGGCGATTCATGCAACGTGACCGTGTGGTTCAACGCAGACAGCCTCAAGAAGTTTGAGGGTCTAACCGCCATCCTATCGGACAACGCTCTTTACTCTGATGATCTGGCTCACCTAGAAGAGTGGGTGGTCATGGGAAAAAATAATTGGCATAAACTACAATAACACACGAACTATGGAAAATATAAATACAAAAAAACTAATTGAATACATTAACGACTGGGCGGATCAATCCGAGAAGCAAGCCGACAAGTGGGGTGCTGATGGCTATTTGTTTGAAGCGCACAAGGATCAAGTGATTGCTGAGTTCTTAAGGGAAGACCTTGTGCGGGGTATCGAGATGGACTTTATAGGCGCAGAGAAATAGCACTATGAAAAACCTAAGCGACACGCCAAGGACAGATGAGGTTCGACACAACACAGCAGAACTAGCAATGCACGCTAGAAAACTTGAGCGAGAGCTAGCTGAACTTAAAGCCATACATAAGACAGCCATTACTGACTGCCAGCAATACACTCCCGCACGTTGGAAAGAAATCTGCAACCTGCAGGAGCCTGCGGCTGTATGGATTGACGGCAAGCAGATGACTGAGCTTATGAAGAACCAAACATACATCAGGGGAGCAGCGTGCCACGAGGAAGGCGGGGAAATTTTCGTCACCGACCAAAGCGGCAACGGCAAACACGCCAAGCTTAAACAATAACTCATATATACCCAATTGCGAGTATAACTCTATATAATTAGCAAAATGACGGGAGTTGTGTATTTTATACGACATTAAACTTAACACAATAACCGTTTAATTACATTAAACTTAACACGTAACAATAACACCTACGTTTAATCCCATCAAACTCAACGAGGTAAAATACAAACCCATACGCCATATGCCCAAGAAAAATACAGTTCTAATTATCGGTGACACGCACTGCCCCGCCATGCACCCAGACTACATCAAGTTCCTCAAGAAGATTGAGAGGAAGCACAAGTGCAACCGGGTTGTCCACATCGGCGACCTAGTAGACTGGAACTCCATCTCTTACCACGAGAAAGACCCGTCCATGCCCAGCGCAGAAGACGAGTTTGCTGAGGCATTTAAGCAGGTTCGGAAGCTTCATAAAGCCTTCCCCCAGGTAGACTACCTCAAGGGTAACCATAGTGACCTCCCCTCCCGTAAGGCAAAGACCATTGGTATACCAGAGCATCTAATGAAAGACTTCAAGTCTCTGTGGCAACTGGACGGGTGGACAATACACCCTCGCTACCACGACCTAGTAATTGATGATGTCATCTACCGGCACGGAGACAAGGGTAAGGGTGGACAACAGGCGGCATATAAGAATGCTGTGGCTGAGTTTAACTCTCTAGTCCAAGGACACCTTCACGCCCAAGCTGGTCTAGTCTACCACGCCAACCAACACGATTGTGTGTTTGGTATGCAGGTAGGTTGTGGCGTAGAACACGATCACCCCTCTATGAACTACGGACGAGTATATGCTGCCAAACCAATCGTAGGGTGTGGCGTTGTCTACAGCTCCAAGGTTGCCTTCTTTGAACCAATGTTCCTATAATACTATGAATAAACTAACATATACAGACACCGAGCCTACCCAATACACAACCATCGAGAACGCAGAGATTGAGTTTGAGGAAAGCGACATGGCAAACTTCACCGAGGCTTGTCGTAGCTTGGCCTATTGTGCCGGGTTCCATCCAGATACAATTGATCGCTACATGATTAACCCACATGATAACTCGTATATTGAGGAGGGAGATTGATGTCCTTCTTACTTGAACCCCACGTGGTAATAATCTTCATCATGGCTGTTGCCTTGTTCTTTATAGCCTCAGAGCCACCAGCACCCTAGTAATTAACCTCAGTTTTTACTACATAGAAAGCCCCTCAGACGCTGCTGAAGGGCTTTTCTTTTGTTACGAGGGGTAGGAGTAGGGTCTACTGCCTCAAGGCTCTCAGGACGCTCTCATTGAGCAAACCTTTACGCCTGTATTCTATAACTAGATTGGGTCTTTTCTTGAGGTAAGAGACCTTATCCTCTGTCCCAAGTTTGCTGAATACTAGCTCACGTTCGCTCAA